ATGCCTGGGCCTATGAAAGATGATAAAGGCGAACCTACACGTAAAGCTGCGTCATTAAAACGCTGGCATTGCGCTACGGGCGGCGCAGTTAAAAACTATTAGGCGGTAACACATGTCAACAAGCGGTACTGTTGGTCAAACTGTAATCACTGTACAAAATCTTATTGACAGTGGCGCACGTCGTGCAGGCAAACTTGCAGAAGAGTTAACAGTAGAGCAAATACAAGCGTCAACGCAAAGCTTGTACTATTTACTGTCAAATCTGGTTAATCGCGGCATTCAGTATTGGTGTATTCAAAAAGTAGTGTTTGGGTTAGTGCCTGACAAGTACATTTACACGTTACCTACTGGCGTAAATGACGTTTTAAACTCAAATTACCGTACACTTACCGCCAACACAACAGGTGGGTACAGTTCTTCAGGCAACTCGCTATACGCGTTTGACGGCATATACACTAATATTTGCCAATTAACTACCAATAGCGGAAATATTGGCATTAACAATGGCTCTGGACAAAACATCTACGTAGGTTCCGTGGGTATTCTACCAGCTGTGACAGGCTCAGTGACTCTGAGCATACAATACTCGCTTGACTTTAGCACTTGGGTTACGCTTTATAGCCCTGGGGCAACTACTTGGGTTGCTGGCACTTGGATTTACTACGACTTAGACCCATCTGCATCAGCGCCATATTGGCGTATACAGCAAACTGCTGGCGTAAACATGGGCGTGTACCAAGTTGTGTTTGGGTCTAACGCAACTGAAATACCCATTGCGCGTTTGAATCGTGATGACTACACAAACCTGCCCAATAAGAATTTTCTTAACAACTACCCGCTACAGTACTGGTTTAATCGTACTATACCGCAGCCTGCAATGTATCTATGGCCTGTGCCAAATACATATGCGCCTCAGATTGTGGCGTGGTGTTCATATTATGTGCAAGATGTAGGCAACCTATCAGGTTCAATTCAAATACCCCAGCGATGGTATCTAGCCATCCAGAATATGCTTGCGCATCAGATGGCTATGGAGCTACCTGGTGTGCAGTCTGACCGCATTGCGTATTGCGAAAATCAAGCAGAAAAGTATTGGCTACAAGCCGAACAAGAAGAGCGTGATAAGTCGCCAATTTATTTTGCGCCTAACATTAGCCCGTATACAAGATGAGTGTGTGGCTTGACACTGAAGGTAACGCTGTCTTATCTATTGCCATTTGCGATAGATGCAAAATGAAGCGCGCGTATAGCGATATATCACAAGACAGAAATCTTTCAGGTTTGCGTGTGTGCAATCAAGGGTGCAATGATGAACGTGACCCGTATAGGCTGCCTGCACGACAACCTGAAAAAATTGCAATACGTTTTCCGCGCCCTGATGAAGATATTGCAGTAGATAATCGTACACTAACAACTGACGCAAATGTTGTAACCGCCGCTAGCCAAACTGTTACACAAACAACTGCAGGTGAGTTTGGTATTGCAACAAGTGGCACGCCTAAGCCTGCAACAGACGGCAATCTTAACAACTTGACGCCATAATGCCTTACACAAATAATTTATTTGTCCCACGTGCAAAGTACCAAACATTTGCGCCTATGCTTTTGGGGCAGGCACCACTAACCACATCTGCAGCAGTTATTTATCTTGCGCCTACACAAGCGCTAACTGCTATTCGCAGCATAACTGTAGTGAATACTAGCGGATCTACTGCAACTTTTAATCTATATCTTGTGCCGCCTAACACAACAGCAGGCGCAAGCAATGCAATTTATTATACGTATTCACTTACAAGTGGGCAAACACTGCAATGGCTAGGCGAGCAAGTACTTGGTGGGCTTTGGACTTTGCAAGGTTTGGCATCAGCAACGGGCATTACAGTTACTGCTAGCGGTGGAATGTACATATGACAATGTAAAATACTCACACAAGTATGTCAAACGTTCGCATATCACAACTACCTACAGGAGGCGCTATAACAGGCGCTGAGCTGGTGGCTATTGTGCAAAATGGCGCAACAGTGCAAACAACAACTGCAGCGCTTGCAGGGTCGCCTACGCAAACGCAAAGTTTTTTAACCGTAAATAATGAGTCTACGCTTAATAATAGCAGGCAATTAGCTGTTGGCGCAGGGTTAAATCTTACTGATGGCGGCGCGCAAAGCGTATTAAGCATTAGTCTTACAGGCGCTCTTGCCAATTTAAACGCTGCTGGAACTGGGATTTTGTCTAAAACAGGTGCTACCACATTGGTATCACGCACGTTGTCTACAGCCGGCGCAGGTTTGTCTGTCACTAACGGTGATGGCATTGCGGGCAACCCCATGTTCCAGTTGACAGGCATAGCGGCTGCCATTGCTAGCACCTCAGGCACTGGGATGCTTGCCATAGTAAGCGGCACGTCCATTGCCAACCGCACACTTACAGGCACTGCTAACCAAATCACGGTGACCGCGGGGGACGGCACAGACAACCCAACGTTTGCCTTAGCAAGTAACCCAGTGCTACCGGGCACTGCGAGCACCACGCTACCCGTAGGCGACACCGCAGGACGTCCTATTTCCGCTGTGCAGGGCATGGTGCGGTACAACACGGATTTAAGCGCGTTTGAGGGTTACACGTCCACGGGATGGGTGCCTTTTGTGGGCGGCACTGTGGTGACAAGCGTTACTGCCACATCGCCTGTTGCATCAACTGGCGGCGCAACGCCTGTTATAAGCCTACCAGCTGCGTCAAGCGCAACAAACGGTTATTTAACAAGTACTGACTGGAACACGTTTAACAGCAAAGGCTCTGGGTCCGGCACTGTTACGTCTGTAGCTGCATTAACATTAGGCGTAGCTGGAACCGATTTAACATCAACAGTTCAGTACGCAACAACTACGCCAATCATTACTTTAAACGTGCCTAATGCGTCTGCAACAAGCAGAGGCGTATTGTCCAGCGCTGACTGGAGCACGTTCAACAGCAAAGGCTCAGGCACAGTCACTAGCGTAACCGCTACTTCTCCTGTTGCGTCTACAGGAGGTACAACCCCTGTGATAAGTATGCCCGCCGCCAGCGCATCTGTAAGCGGGTACTTAACTAATACTGACTGGAGCACGTTCAACAGCAAAGGCTCAGGCACAGTCACTAGCGTAACCGCTACTTCTCCTGTTGCGTCTACAGGAGGGGCAACCCCTGTGATAAGTATGCCCGCCGCCAGCGCATCTGTAAGCGGGTACTTAACTAATACTGACTGGAACACATTTAACGGAAAAGGATCTGGCACAGTCACTTCTGTCAATGCCACCGTACCGGCGTTCTTATCCGTCTCTGGGGTTCCCATAACCACCAGCGGAACTATCGCAATCACGTATTCGGGTACGGCATTGCCTGTAGCAAACGGCGGCACGGGCGTTACCGCATCGACGGGTGCAGATAGTGTAGTTCTGCGGGATGCGAACCAAAACGTCACTGCAAATGCTTTTGATTCTGCCTATGTAAATACTGCAGCTTCCGGTACACAGATCACGCTAACGGTTGCCTCCGCCCGTAGGTACACAATCACTGGGTCTGGCGGGCAGGTTATTAAATTACCTGATGCAACCACCTTGGTAAACGGCACTATTTTTGAGTTCGACAACAACCAAAGTAGTGGAGCAATCACGGTAAACAATAACTCAAACACTCTGGTCGTTTCTGTACCTAGCGGCGGCATTGTTAGAGTAAATCTACTATCTAACGCAATTGCTGCGGGCTCTTGGGACAGACACGATCTAACACCTTCTAACGTATCGTGGTCTACAAATACGCTTGACTACGCTGGATCAATTACAAGCGCAACATGGAACGGAAACGTAATAGCCCTTAACAGGGGCGGTACAGGGCAGGCAACCAAGGCGGCAGGTTTTAACGCCCTGTCGCCCATGTCCGCAGCGGGTGATGTGATTTACGGCGGCACAAGCGGCGCAGGAACCGCGCTGGCAATCGGCACCGCTGGTCAGGTACTGACGGTAAATGGGGGCGCCACGGCACCGGTTTGGGCTTCGCCAGCCACCAGCGGCACAGTCACGTCCGTAGCCGCAACGGTACCCGCGTTCTTGTCCGTCACAGGCAGCCCGATAACAAGCAGCGGCACGTTAGCAATTGCCTATTCTGGTACGGCTTTGCCCCTCGCAAACGGAGGCACAGCAGCATTATCTGCACCAGCAGCACAGGCTAACTTGTTGGGTTATACGGCTACGGCAAGCGCATCCTTAGCAACTACCGCTGCGGCTGGTTCTGCTGGTACGGCAACTATTACTTTTGCAACACAAGCATCAGCGCCCTACGCTATTGGTTCATACATTTCTGTTCAAGGCGTAACCCCAACAGGCTACAACGGGATGTATCAAGTGACAGGTTGCACAACAACAACTGTTTCTTATGCTAATGCAACTACTGGATCGCAAACTGTAGCAGGTTTTGTACTTCAGGTAACTGCACTTACTAATACAAGTAGTTTCTACCAAACGGTATCCGGTACAGGAACTGGTGCAATTTCACTTCCAGATACTTCAACTTTACAACTTGGCTGGTCGTACAGAATAGCCAATACAAATACAAGTGCAACTTATATTTATAGCTCAACAGGAGTTCAAT